CGGATCCAAAAGTCAAAGTGGGAATCTTGATTCAATATTGAATGTTGGAAAAAGTTTTCACATGATCCAATATGCATCGAATATCGAACGACCAATCGTGGTTGAAGATCAAGCACGGGGGCGTTTTTTTTCGTGATGGATTATACATGGCATCTTCCAAAAAAGGATTCGTGTATTCGAATGCTTCATCTACTCCGTTTTCAAACGTGAATGCGGGTTGGTACTATACATGGGGTCTTCATGGTGTTCCTCAGTTTGATCTCAAATTTACTCCCATGGTTTGGGGTGCACCAGACGTGAAGAAACTCGACCAAATTTCTCCAGGTGCAACGGAGTTGCTTGCATTTAACGAGCCAGATGGCGCACAACAATCGAACGTGAGCGTACAAGAGGCGGCTGAACTGTGGACTCAACTCAAGGCAAAGGCAACTTCTATGAATGCTCGACTCGGAAGCGTAGCAACAGCTCAAAGTCCACTTGCTCCCAACTCGTATTTTGATCAGCTCTGGAACGCAATCACCGATAAACCTGATTTCATCTGTCTGCATTGGTATGCTCCACCGAATGCACAGAGTTTCTTGACATGGATTGATAACATCTGGCAAAAATACCAAAAACCTATTTGGATCACGGAAATGTGTGTAGCCGATTGGAAAGCAACAACATCTACTCCTGAACGTTTTACGACTGAACAGATTCAGGAGTTTATGGATCAAGTTGTCGCTGGAATGAATCAACGTAGTTATGTTGAACGTTTCTCATGGAAAACACGACCGACGACGGACGTAAACATGGGCAATGGTGCTCTTATTGCTTTGGATGGAACGCTGACCCCTCTCGGTCAGCACTACGCTCAAATTTAAATACCACGTGAGATCATATGAACTCGAAAGAACTCGCGAAGTACGTTAACAATGCACTAAAAAATATTTACAAACGACAACTCTTACGTTCTATATCAACTGCAATTCCATCAAATCTTAAAAACAAGAACAAAAACAATACACCAACAAAGAGGAAACGATCTGCGTCGAGCTAAATTTAGTATCCGGGTGTGTACACGGTTGTACCAGCCTGCGTGATTGTCGAAAGTGATGCTATATATCCTGAACCCGTGGCGGCCATTGACACGAGTTCGACGCGCGTGTTCCATAAACACCCCGCAGTTGACCCGTTTGCTGGTGTTATTGTAATACTCTGATATCCGTACGTAACCGTGGAACTCCATGGTACCGTCCCGACGCTGAAAACGTTGGAACCATTGGTCAAATTGTACATGCTGTTCCCGACACGTGCACTCACGAGGTCAACACGTTCTATGTTCCGTATGGGACGGGTCAAGTGTAAGACGTAACTCGAGCCTGTGGGGTACAAGGTCTGGTCACGATTTGCTGAATCTACGAAGAGAAGTCGGGTACTTGCGGACCCGGTGTAAGGGGCCCCCTGGGCCCGGCGGACTCGTTCCGAGTCCTTTCATTCTAATTTAAGGTGGGAATTTAGTTATTACCAGCTATACATGTGAGTGTAACGTTTCCTGAGTATGTTGCGTTCAGACCATTTTGGAACGTGATGTTGCTCCCAGACCCAGTTATTGCACAGTAGTAGTTTACTATTTGCGTAACGGTTGTGACGGTTCCAGTACTTCCTAAAAACACGTATGCAAAACCGTATATACCAGCACCAGTACCTGATACATTTCCTGAACCTCCAGCTGTATTTATAAGTACAATGTAAATACCCGCCGCCAAACCAGCTATACTATAGTTTTGCGTCGCGTTATTGGTTATAACGTATGATGTCGTAACAGAGCTTCGTAAAGTCGTTACACGGGCAGCACCGGACACGTCCAGGGTGTATGCAGGACTCGTCGTCCCTATTCCGAGGTTACCTGCATAAGAAAATGTATAGAAATTGTTCAAAAAAGTTGTGTTTGCCGTACCTAACGGATTTGATACTGAAGTAAACTGAGGTGTGAAAATAGTTCCACCAGTCGTTTCAACACTCAGACCGTGATTCGTATATCCAGCAGTTGCTGCATACACATATGCTTGATAAGAGTTTGTCCCGTTTTGAACAAGGGCGACGTTGGAAACCGTTGGGTATATACCTCCTTCTGCTTTCCACCATCCCTTCCAATTTTGACCACCTCCACCAACACCTCCAACCGTGTTTACTCCGTAAATAATCGTTTCTCCGGCGCCACTTGCACCTGGGTCTAGACTTCCGAAACGGGAACCCCCCAAAAGTTTCAGTTTGAGATGCGCTCCGTTGTTCTGCCAATTAGTACAATCCCATAGACCGAGGTTCCACCAAGTGAAATCAGTTACCTGACTGTATACTGTAGGATGAGTTACTTGGGAATTTCCTTGAACATGAAGCGTTGACTGCGGACTCGCCGACCCGATACCGACTTTGCCTGCAAAATAGGCAGACCCACTACCGTTTATAAATGAATACATCGTTTCACCTGGTGTACCGACATCACGTGTTACAGAAATCATGTTATAACCATAATTTCCCTGAGTTGTGTTTGACTGAAGTTCAAGAAACGCTCTGTTTAAATATGGCGATGTTCCATTTTGATTTCCACCAGTCGTTGTTATTTTAATAAGAGAATCAAGTCCGTATTGGTTAGGATTACCATTAACATATAAAGCTGCACCTGAATTTGTAGGAGCTAGTATATTGCAAGTTCCTCTTACGTCTAGTGTAGTGCTAGGATTCGTCGTGCCTATACCCACGTTTCCACCATTCGTAATGTTGATGACTCCTTGTGTAGGCGCCGTCGCGCCGTTACCCCCAAGCCCCATCCACGAAGCTGAACCTGTATAGTAGGCCGTTGCATGGAACACTGAACCAGCACCCGTCTGAAGGCCTATAGATCCGTTCGATGTTGTTGTCACGTTACTCACGTACAAGCTCGGAGAACCTGTGTACGATTGACCACCAACGGCTGCCGATCCTAGAACTTGGAAACTCGTGGTGGGACTCGCCGTCCCGATACCGACGTTACCACCACTCGAACCCGCGACGGTCAGGTAGGTTACAGCGGGCCCGTCACTCGTGTAAGATCCTGACGCTGCAGGAACTCCCTGAATATAAAAATCAAGACCATTTTGACCGTTTCCAGCGTTCACAGTTCCGACTCGGTACTTGTAAACAGATCCAAAGTTTCCCGATTGTCTCCCTTGAGACCCTATTTCAAAGTCGACCCTTTGATTCGACGAATAAGACAAGTCGTTCAGGAACGACACGAGAGTGTTGGACGAAGGCGCTCCTCTTTGACCTCCTATGTTGTTTGTACCGATGACTTGGAAGTTTGTGGCGGCGCTCGTCGTGTTGATACCCACATTACTCGTCGAACTCACGAAGAGCCCCACACTTCCAGCCGCATTCGAAAAGGATGCCACGGCCCCCGCCCCGAGCTGTTGGACGCTCAGAGCCGTTCCGCTGGACGTGTTGCCAAACACGAGTGTATTACTGGAATTTATTAATGTGTTGACGCTGGGCGTCCCGAGAGACATCCTCTTCTAGTATGTGTATACATATTTCCATCGGAGGTTTCCCCCTCTAGGCCGGAGGAACGGGCCATGTAATGTTAAAAGGATCACTTTGGGTCGTCACATCTCTGAGTGCCTGACGGTACGCGACCCATTGGTCCCTCTGCGCCAAGATCGGGGCGGGTGGATCAATGACTGAACACGTCCAGTCTGAAGCATACAGTTTCTGACTTTGCTGAACACGGACGGAGTCCCACTGAGCTTGGGTCTTTGCGGCGACCTTGGCGGGGTCTGTCTGGAGCGTGATGACGTTGGACGTAGGATCTTGGACAGCCATGATACATGTAGGGTCAAGACCTTCGGGAACTTCGATGTGGGTCGTAACTTGGGAGTTGCCCCAGTCTCCGCCAAAGCCACTTTGGTTCACGGGGGCTGGGTACGTATAAGGGATCACAAGAGTCTCGAGGACGACAATGGCGACGCTCATTACTACTAAAGGCTAGGAAGTTTCTAGAACTCGGAGTTTAAAGCTACAGAATAAATCTGGTTAAATCCGGCGGTACCCGTCGTGTTCACAACGATACTGTTTGTTGTGATGTTACCGATCGTCATTGTCACACCGGAACCACCTGTACTGGTAACAGTCGGTGTGGGCGCTGCTCTCATAGTGGGGGATATGGGAGTGTTTACAGACATCTGGGAACTTGTTGTTGCGTAGGCTTGGAAAGTTGAAAAGAACTGATAGTACCTCTGACACAGAGCCAACTCGGTCGCGTACGGCCGAACCTCGAACGGGGTCGCGATCGTCCCTTTTTCGAGCTGGACGCCGGTGACTGCGACGTAGTTACCCGATGAAGTTGTGATAATCTGACCAGGCCATCCTATAGAAGTGCTGTTGTTCCACCCAGTAGAAGCTATGCCACTTTGGTACCCGTTGATAATTACCTCTGCAAAACTCGAATTTCCTGAACCCCACGCCGAACCGTTAGGTGGTGGAGGGACGGTCACCGTGTAGTACTGCCAAACACCCGCCGTAGGGTACGAGAGTTGAGGAGACGTCCATGACCACGTATAAGACGTCTTGTTTCGTATAGAACACGATGTGTACCCTGTTTGACTTGATTTGAACCAAAAAGACATGGTTACGGGAACTCCCACTGACGTGCCCCAGTTGAAATCTTGTCCATTGTATCCTTCGACGACCTGTCCATATGAAACGTACACCTGACCGGTCGCCCCTGAGAGAGTTGACGTACACGCGACGTTCATTGCGTACAAAAGTCCTTGTTGATAAGGGGCATCCGTAACGCTGAGAGTGTTTTGGTACGTAGTGAGACTTCCTCCGGAATATGTATAGTATACCC